GCTAATACGCTCGGTCTCAGCTCCTCCGCTCTTTTACAGATGTGGGTAACACGAATCCTGAACAATATGAACGGACGTGGTGACCACTCTGAGATGCCGAGAGACTAAAAACGACACAATTAGTAGATAAGTCATGCATCTTGACAGTATATGTTTTAAGAAGTACACTTAACCTACTACACTTTTACTATATTAAATATTATGAGACTTCTCGGACTAGAAAAAAAGACGTTGCTTTCATCCGTTACTTCATCGGGAGCGGGTAGCGCATTCGCAGTCGAGCGTTCAAAAGGTTGGACTTTTGTTATTGAATCAGATTCCGTGTCTAGCGGAGCGACTGTCGCGGTTGAAGCATACATAGGCAATGGCTGGCGGACGATTGATAGCAAGGCTATAACATCTTCAGGTAATATTATGATACGCGATGCTGACGGTCATTATGAAAAGATCAGGGCTTCGGTATCAAATCGAGTGGATGGTACTTACAGCGTATATGCTACCGGTACTGTTGCTTCCCTTTAATGTCATTAGTAGCCGTCGCGTTACCGCCTCCTTCAAACGTTGAGGCACCGAGTGAGTTTGTCGCTCCTCAATTCGGTACAAGTTTTCCGTTGGATCTGTTTGATGCTACCTTCCAGGCGGGATACGACACTCAAGCGAACATAGAAGCGAGAACAGGCGACGCTGTAGGCACGATCTTAATGGCCTCTGATGTCGTTCGTTTATATGTTTACGACGGCACTAATTGGCAATATTATACAGGGGTATGAAAAAACGAGAACAATTAGAAAATCTACAGGTTTTACTCGCCGATACCTATCGTGAGATCATATCGACTATGGATCTTGACGACCCTAATGCGGCGGTCTTAAACGGAGCTAGGCAATTCCTCAAGGACAACAACATCATTAGCGTCACTGAGAAGACATCACCATTGGGTAAGCTTGCAGATGTATTACCCTTTGACGACTCTCCCGAAGACAAAGAAGCGATTAGACAGTCGCAGTAATGAGCGTTCAACACGAAGTTCCAGCGGAGCTTCAAGACTTCCGTAACTTCCTATTTGTCTGTTGGAAACATTTAGGACTGCCTGATCCAACGCCGTTACAATACGACATATCACAGTACCTTCAGAACGGCCCTAAACGCGCCATAGTGATGGCTTTTCGTGGCGTTGGTAAATCGTGGATATGTTCCGCCTATGTCGTCCATCAGCTCCTTCTAGACCCCTCTAAGAACATCCTGGTGGTGTCTGCGTCTAAAACGCGGTCTGATGACTTCTCTACCTTTACGCTTAGGTTGATCCATGAGATCCCGGTATTAGCGTCTTTAAAGCCGCGTGATGGACAACGCTTTAGTAAGATCAGCTTTGATGTTGGTCCTGCTCCAGCGTCCCATGCACCGTCGGTTAAATCGTTAGGTATTACTTCGCAGTTAACCGGGTCACGGGCGGATATAATCGTCGCTGATGACGTGGAGGTAGCGAACAACTCAGCGACCCAAGGAATGCGTGATAAGCTATCAGACCAGGTAAAAGAGTTTGATGCGATTATAAAGCCTCTTAAGACCTCCAGGATTCTGTTTCTAGGTACGCCTCAATGCGAGGACTCTATCTACACTAAACTGCGGGAGAGAGGCTATGAGACGCGTGTGTGGCCGTCAGAATACGTCGGGCATAAAAAGAACGACACTATCTATGAAGGAGCCATAGCCCCCTTTATAAACGACGCTACAACGGACGACAACATTGGTAGATCGACAGAACCTTTAAGGTTTAACGATATAGACCTGGAAGAAAGAAAGCTTTCCTACGGACGATCAGGGTACGCTTTACAGTTCCTTTTAAACCCCCGCTTAAGCGACGCTGATAGATACCCGTTAAAGATTAACGATTTAATCGTACAAGATTTAGACAATGATGTAGCACATGAGAAATACGTATGGGCCAGCGGCCCTGATCAAGTGATCGACAACATTCCTAACATGGGCTTTAATGGAGACCGTTATTATCGTCCGTTAGAAACCTTAGGAGACATGGTCGATTACACAGGTTCCGTCATGTCTATCGATCCTAGTGGTCGAGGAAAAGACGAAACAGCTTATAGCGTCGTTAAAATGTTAAACGGGTTTTTATTCGTCCACGATTGTAACGGAATAAAAGGAGGTTATGGAGACAATGTTCTAAAAGAACTATCCCTTATAGCGAAACGCTTTAAAGTAAACGAAGTAATTATCGAGTCTAATATGGGAGACGGAATGTTTACAGAGCTTTTAAAGCCCGTTATAAACGCGATTTATCCCGTTACAATAAATGAAGTTAGACATCACATTCAAAAGGAAAAACGTATTATAGACACCCTTGAACCAGTTCTTAACGCGCATAGGTTAATCGTCGATCCTATCGTCGTTAAGAACGATTTCAAGAGTATTGTTTCTTACCCTATAGAAAGTCAGAACCGTTACGCTTTATTCTATCAGTTATCGCGTATTACTCGCGAAAAAGGCAGTCTGTTACAAGACGACCGCTTAGACGCTCTTTCTATCGCCGTTAATTACTGGACGGAACAAATGGCGATTAATGCGGATCTTAAGATAAAAGATAGAAAAGAAGATCTTATTCAAGAGGAGTTAGAAAAGTTCATGAACAGCGCGTTTAATATTTCGAATAAAGCGAAGCTACAAACGACATGGTTCTAAATGACTCCTTGAAATTCTTCTTTCTTAATCGTGTCGTTTATAACGAGAGAGTTTGTACACGCGTATATAACGGATTATAACGATTTACAACCATTACAGGCGGCATGTCAACACTAGAGTTGTAAGTCGTTGTTTATAACGGAAATAAAATCGCGTTAAAAACAAGCTAGTAAAATTTAAACTTTAACTTTAATATAGTCGTAATATGGATATCGACGAACAAACAGACTCCTTCTTATTCGATCTACAAAACGTAGTACATCGTTACAGACAAGAATATGACCTTAATCACGCGACTATAGTCGGCGTTATCGAAATGCTTAAACTCGATTACATGACCGATGACTCGATCTATTTCGACGCTGACTTCCTCGATGACAACGAAAGAGACTGAAGAAGATCTTCCCATCATTAAACTCGTCAAAGAAACGAAAGTAACCTGTTACGATTGGGAACTCGAGATGGACGACGATACCTTCGCCATGATGGTCAAGATGGGAAAAGAAGAAGCGACCGACCAGGACTTCGTTAATATCGCGATGTTAGCCGGACTTAAACATTATTTAGACAAAGAATAACCACATACATATGAAACTAGACGATAATACCCAGATCAAAGCGAACGCTGCTTTCGCCGCTAAACTCGTCGTTGGAATCTGTGTAGCCGTCTGGTCATACTCTGTCATCGTTAATCGTATATCCACGCTGGAAGTCGAAATAATCCGCCTTAAAGACGATATACATATGAACAGTGAATTTCGTATTAAATGGCCTAGAGGCGAACTAGGCGCGCTCCCAGACGACGCTCAACAAAACATGAGACTCGACTTCTACGAAAGAGAAATAGATAACCTTAAGAAGATCGTAGACGAACTACGCTTTAAAGAACTTAAGAATGAGTTGTGAGCGAGTTTCAAACGGAGATCAGGTGGATCATAGCTATGGCTCTCTTCTTCGTTGAACGCGACGTTATCATCGACACCATGTTCGCTCTTATAGACATCGTGTTTAGCCTGTTATAAAGGGCGTAATTACCGTATTTACCACGCGTTTAAGGCTGTTCGTTTTAAAACGACGATTATGCCTGATTAAAAACGCGTTTAAAAAGTTTAGGTAAAAAAATCTGAAGCCCCTTATATACGGTGCGTACCCGTTCATCCCCCCATCGGCCCGTCAAAAATAGCGATAGGGGTGGGGGGCATGCCGCATCAATTGCGTAAATGCCTGATTATCAACGCTTGGCAACGCATAATAGATGCGATTGCAGCCCGTTTGGGACGCGATTGAAACGAGATCCCGTGTATTTGTGTTATCTGGTGTTTTTTGCAGCCATAAACGCCGCATTCAATCGTATTGATCAAGCAGCCGTCAAGGCAGCCAGGACCGCGTTTTGATCGCAATGCATCCCATAATAAAAGCCGCAACCAGGACCGCCGTTTTAATCGCGATAGGGACCGCCGTTTTAATCGCGATAAGGACCGCCGTTATAATCGCAACCTGGACCGCCGTTTTAATCGCGATAGGGACCGCCGTTATAATCGCAACCAGGACCGCCGTTTTAAATGTAGACACAAAAAAGCCGCCGTTCACGGTTGCAAACGGCGGCCAGGGGTTGCGATTATTTCGCGCTTTTAATCCATAGCATCGAGCATTAAAACTATGATAGTAAACCAAAGTGCGGTCCCGATGATACCAATTACGGCGGCTACAATTTTGTCATGGGTAGACATCACCTGGAAACCGTTGTCATCAAATCTTTTATTTTTCATGTTGTATTTATTAATTAATTAAGGATAAAACCGGATTTGTCTTTTTTAGCGGTCCCTTTTGCTTTCAGGCCGACTATATGGCCGGCTGGGTCCAGGAAGCGCAAATCATTAATGTCTCCATCTAATACCGGGAGCCCTTGCCATTCTTCCGGCAGCTTTTCGCGAAATACGGCGGCAACGTTTGCACCACGTTTTGCCAGGCTGGCCGCCTTTGCACCGTTTTGCTCGTCACGGCTGAAGGTCAGCGAATAGTTTTCAGGCAGCTTGCCAGCGAGATATTTTTCTATTCTATGGGAGCCCTTGCTATAATCATAAAAGGGAACGTGCGGAAAGCGTTCCTGGATACCGTACTTTTCCCAGGCAACGTCGCTGGTCCCGTTTAATCGCACCGAAAGCCGGAAACCTTGACTTGCGGACCAAAAAACGGCCTTTTTAATTTCGCTTGCCAGAATATCGACGAATTGTTGCGGGTCCTGCTCGAATAACTTTGTCTTTCTTAGTCGGCCTTTTTGGACATTGGACATTTTGCCGCGTCCCTGGTTGAATAAACAAGCTTGTTTGCAAGCGCCGGCCCAGGGGCATAGGTTTTTAGTGCCTAGCTGGCCAGCCGGGACCAAATAAAGAATTGCAGTAAGCCAGCCCATATTTTGGCCTTTTCTTGTCTTAGGGTCGCCGCCAATTGCGAGTAAATCAAATCTTTTGCTTATCGTTTTATTTTTCATGTTAGATGTATCGTTTAACGTTTTCAAACGCGGTCGCGTCGAAGTCATAAATCGACCGCAACTTTCGTTTTCTTTTTATATTGTTTCCATGGGATAAGGTAGACGGTAGGCCCTCAAAATATACATTAAAGGCGTTTTCAACGTTCCATAATATTTCTGGTTCCTTTTCCAGCATTTGAAACAAGGAAAGGGTTCCATCCATTAATTGATAATTTGCCAGGCGTTCCGTTTGGTCCTCGTTTAACCTCAAAATAATAGCCTGGTGTTTTTCTTTATCTGCAAATAATATTTTCATATTAATAGACTCCCAAAGTTGAAAGGTCAGCCCGGTCCTTTTCGAGCGCTGCCAATAAATTTGCAAGCGGCGTGAATATTTTGTCAATGGCCTGAAAGATCTCTTTTTGCCGCGGCTCCCAGAATAGCATTGTTTCAATCGATATTTTATAGGGGTTTGCGTTGGCTATAGTCGACCAATAAAGCGCCGTTGCAATCGTGGCCTTTTCCTCGACTTCAAATGTCTTTTGCTTGTTTTGAGAATAACGGCGGGCCACGGTCGATTTGCTAACTAGCCAGCCTTCCTTGTTAAATAGTTCAGGCCAAACGGCGGCGAGATCTTCACCAGTTATATCTTTAGGCAATCTTTCCGCCGTAAGCTTAGGAAAAGCGCCGGCAATCATGTTGATAATTTTAAATCTATTTTCTTTCATATCATAATTCCTCGCTTTGTACTTTAAACTTGAAACCAAGCGTTTTGATTTCCTCGACCGCATGCGGCGGCAAAGTCTTTTTATTAATCAGCCGGGCAAACGCCGCCGATAGTGGGCAATTAGGATAAACCAGGCGGTTCCCATATTTTGTTTCTATTTTTACAAGTAACGTATCATTCATTTTATTTTTGGGTTTAACGGGGCTTAATTGCGGCCGCTGGATCTCTTAAAATAGAAAAGCCGCAACCGTTGCAAGTCTTTTTTTAAATAATTTCTTTTAATGAGCCCTTGCAAGGCACCAGGGGCAAACGAGTTTAAATCGACCAAGTGCACCAGCTGCGGTCCTGGTTTAAAAGCACCGTTTTCACCGATTCCATCGACCGATTAAAAACACCGTTTTCACCGATTCTATCGACCGATTAAAAGCACCGTTTCCACCGGTTTTGTTTTGTGGCTAAATACACTAAATACACCGATTATGGCCGCCTCGCGCGTAATCGCGTACGCTTTAGTTTTACGTGTACGTGTTCGTGAAATGTTTTACGTGTTCGTGAAAAAATAGCTTGCATCGGGGATTATATTTCTCATATGTGGACATTTTAACCATTAACAACAAGAGGAGATATGTATGACACCTGTAACACAATTAGAAACCGCTGAGATACGCGTTTTAATCGCCAGCTATAACCGTATGCGTCGTCGCATCATCGACAATAACGCCGCCAGAGAACGCTTGGAGTCGTTAAAGGACGAGCTAATAGCGAGGGGGGAGTTAGCGGTATGAGCATGGTGACTTTTGCTTCGATTATACTCATCATGGTATTTGTCTTTGCGATGCTTTATTCGGACTGATGAGCGATAACGATCTATGTATATGGTGTGGATTGGAACTTCAAGGTCGTGACCGCGAGGGGAACATCTGTGCTGAATGTATAATGAGAGAAAATGAAAAGGAGAACAACGATGAAGATAACGATTGAACACTACGGAAGAACCGTGACTTGGGAAGGACCGGAAGAGTCCGACTTATACGCTGTGATGGACGCGATTAAAGGCTTGCTACGCATCTTGGAGTATGTCATTGATGACAACGATGAGGACCAGTGATGTGGGTCGTACCGAAAACGTTATCAGCTTTTGCTCCGGCTACGGCGGTCTTGAAAACGGAATCCGACGAGCTGGTGTCGATGTTAGGACAGTCTGTTACTGTGAACGGGAAGCTTATGTCCAAGCAGTATTGGTCAAGGCGATTGAAGAAGGAAGTATGGATAGCGCGCCTATATGGTCAGATGTTGTCACATTCCCAGCAGAAAGCTTTCGAGGAAAGGTGGACGGAATCACTTGTGGGTATCCATGCCAACCGTTTAGTTCCGCAGGAAAGCGAAAGGGAGAAAAAGATCCTAGACACTTGTGGCCCTACATCCGAGAACACGCCAGGACAATTGGAGTTCGATGGATTTTCGCAGAGAATGTCGAAGGACACGCCACGCTTGGACTCTCCACAGTCATCAGCGATTTGGAAGAAGATGGTTTCAAGGTGGAGGCAGGAATATTCAGCGCGGAAGAAGTTGGCGCTCCTCACCGAAGGAAACGCGTCTTTATCTTGGGCCACGCCACAAGCGAGCGATTATGTCGAGGGAGCCAGGACGAGCTTAGAAAGCAATCAGAAATGTCTAGGGAGGGATCTCAAGATGTGGCCGTCGCCTCGAGCGGGGAATCCCGGGAGTCGCAAGCCAGGGACGGGTGGCAAGGTACTAGCGGAAGAAGCGAAGAGACACGCTGGCCTTCTCGACCAGGAGAGCAGCAATATGGATGGGAGTCACCGAGAACAGTTGTCACCCGATTGGGTGGAAAGCCTCATGGGTCTACCCATAGGAACAACCGACTTAGGCTCCTGGGCAACGGAGTTGTACCACAAACAGCAGAATTAGCTTGGCAAGTATTATCGAATCGTTTACACAACACACAACCATGAAAAAACTACTATTATTATTAACGCTATTCGCAGTCGCGTCTTGTACGACGACTAAAACCGCAATATGGGACACCTGTCCATCGGACCTTGGCTACTCCTGCCCTGAAGACGGAAGCCCCTGCCCGTTTTGTAACGACGAAGATGACGACTCCTAATCCATTTGACAACGGGTTGTTTTGGTGCGAGGGATGTCAGGTATTTGATCAACGCCGTTACCTCCGCGAACACGACGGGTGCTTCGACAACGACGAAGACGACAACAACAATAACGAAGAAAACGAAAACGATGAGTAAACTAATAGCTTTAACAGGCCCGAAAGGCGTAGGTAAATCGACCTATGCGAAGTTTGTAGCGGGAGAGAATGGCATAGTAATCTCTTTTGCAACGCCGATTAAACAGATGCTGACTGCGATAGCAGGGGATGAGTATATCTTTGGAACGAAGAAGAACGCGATAGTACCGCACCTTGGGGTGACAGGACGGTTCCTGATGCAGACATTGGGGACGGAATGGGGACGCGAGACAATCGACCAGGACATATGGGTTAACTCAGTGCGTCGCATGTTAACGAAGAGCTTCTTCAGTGAGTACACTCCTGTGATCATCGATGACTTACGCTTTGAGAACGAAGCCAAGATGGTACGGGAGATGGGCGGAGAAGTATGGGAGATTGATCGTAAGAACTTCGCTCCTGAATCGGATGAACATGTGTCTGAAGCTGGCGTAAAGGCTGTCGATAAGAAAGTCCTGATATGAACGAAGAAGAAGATTTGTCTTTTTCTAGCGGCGACTTGATGTCGTATGGATCGGAGTATGGACAAGGTGATTGGTTATACTTTGCCAGCGACTTTCCTGCGTATGAAGATGTCGTCAAAGGCTTTGATAACTTTTGGAATAATACCCAAGTAAAAGAGTTTCCAAAAGATGAGAACGGAAATAACTTGCGTGATGAGAACGGAGAGATAATAGTCATCCGCACAAACAAACCAAGAAAGCGTTTAAAGACGCAGCTTTATTTCCATAACCACAAAAAAAGAAAAGCAAAAACGAATAATGAAAGTACTGAAATTAGCTGACGAAGTATACAAGAGACACTGGCGCGGGTGTAAGGATGGAATGGGATTACTAAACAATGCGGAGGATGTATGTAAGCGTCTTGGGAACGACGTTGAGATCCGCGAAGTAAACGAACGAAGGATCGACGACCTGGTGCTGGGTTTAGAAGACGATAACAAGGCGGCAGGCACGATTAACAAGCGATTGGCGGCGTTATCCAAGATGTTACGCTTCGCTTACAGACGCGGTTATATCGAGCGTATGCCCGTGATTGAACGGAAGAAGGAACCGCAGGGTCGTATGCGTTGGTTGAGCGAGGAGGAAGAGTGTCGTATGCTAGGTAAGTTTCATGCGATGGGTAAGCCTTTCATAGCTGACTTCTGCAAGATACTTATTGATACCGGAATGAGGACGGGCGAGCTGTTTAAGTTGCGGGGCAGGGATGTCGATATAAGTGGGGTAAACTTCCAGCGCATGATCCATTTGTGGGAGACAAAGAATGGTAAATCGAGATCCATCCCGGTTACTAATCGTGTGTACGAGATATTATGTCGTTATAAAACATCGAACGACGCTTTATTGTTTACCTTTAAGCAACACACTTTAAATCGTGCTTGGAAACAGATGAAGACTGAGCTTGGTATGGACGACGATAAAGAGTTTATACCGCATTGCTTGCGTCATACTTGTGCGTCCAGGTTGGTACAACGAGGGGTAGACATTCGTGTAGTACAGGAGTGGCTTGGCCATAGCTCGATACAAACGACGATGAGGTACGCCAAGATTGCTCCTAAGAATTTAGCAGATGCGAGAGATGTTTTGGAAAGACATTGACAAACCTCATATTAACAGATTTTATCAAGCTAACGAATGAATCAAAGCGAATTGAATAAGGAGATGGTATCTCACGGTATTGCCCGTTACCGTCGTCGAGTACAAACAGCCAAGGAACGCCGTCAAGAATCTGATTCACCTTATGGTCAGCGATTGTTGCGTAATTATTTACCGCTGTTTATTGATGCTGTAGAAAAGCGTTTTGATTATCATCGTAAACATCCACATGCTGTACCCGTTTGGATGCCATTGGTATGGGACATGGATACGAGAAAGCTGTGCTTGTTGGCGTTTAAATGCGTCCTTGATGGTATCAGTGAGCGTCGTCCTTTGACTTCAGCATCTATTCGTATCGCTACTGCTATTGAAGATGAGATCCGTTATGAACGATTAAAGCAGGAATATCCAAAAGTCTTTTACTACGCACAAAAGGATGTGGAAAAGAATAAGAACGCTTCATATCGCAGACAACGCGAAGCATTCCTGGCACATGAAAGAGGCGAAGCAAAGAAGGGCCATATCGAAGCTTGGAGACAATGGACTCGTCGTGAAAAGACGATGATGGGTACATGGTTATTGGAATTGATACGAGCCAATACGCATCTTATCGCATTTAAACTTATAGGTATACGCAAGCAGAGTGTGTTTCATGTTACAGCTACCGACGAATTATTCGAGTGGATGGCTGAGTATAATAAGGACCAAGAAATTTTGAAACCTCTGTGGTTACCAACGGTGGAACTCCCTGAGCAATGGTCGTCTATTTGGGTTGGCGGCTATAACGATATTGAGGGAGTTCCGCCGTTATCTTTTATTAAGTGTCACGACTATAAGTACATGAACTCGCTGGACTTTGACGCGATGAAACCTGTAGTCGATGGGGTCAATCATTTACAAGCGACTAAATGGGAGGTAAACGAAGACATTCTAGGTATCGCTAAGTGGGCGTGGCAAAACAATAAAGAGATCGGCGAGATGATCCGTCGTGAAGACTATGAATTGCCCGTATGGAAGCCCGAGTATGACGACGATGAAGACGGAGCCAAGGAGTTTAGTCGTAAGTGTGGAAGCATTCATCGTTTAAACATTGCGATGAGATCCAAGCGTTTGATGATTATGAAGACGCTATGGACGGCTGAAAGATTCGAAGATAAAACGATATACTTTCCACATCATTTAGATTTCAGGGGTCGCATGTATCCGATTCCTTATTTTTTATCTCCGCAAGGGACCGACCTATCAAAAGGCTTGTTACGTTTTGCTACCTCGCAAACAATAAACAACGACGCTGATGCACGATGGTTAGCGATCCACGGAGCAAACTGTTTTGGACACAACAAACTGACATTCGACGAGCGAGTTGAGTGGGTGAATAGCAGACGCAAAGAAATCGAAGAAGTACACCAGGACCCGCAAGTGAATGACTGGTGGCAAGCTGCGGAAGAACCGTGGCAATTCTTAGCGTTCTGTCGTGAATGGTCGCGTTACTTGGAGCAAGGCTATGGCTTTGAAACTAAACTTCCTTGTGCTATGGACGCGTCTAATAACGGTATTCAAATACTCAGCTTGCTCGGTCGTGATGAAATAGGAGGACGAGCCACTAACGTCGTCGCAACTGAACAGCCCGCCGATCTCTACACATATGTAAGTGACCGTGTTAATGAGTTGTTGAAGATGCATATGGAGAAAGGTAATCATGTTGCGGCGGCGTGGCTCAAGTTTGGTATTGATCGCAAGACAACCAAACAACCTGTGATGGTTAAGCCTTATGGTGGGACACAATATTCCTGTCGTGAATTGATCAGCGATTGGTATCGCGATAAATGCATGGCTCACTCACTTGATCCTTTCGGATATGAAGCGACGGAAGCAATCGGCTATTTAAATAAGTTAGTATGGCAGGCGATGAACGATTGCATGAAGCGTCCGACAGAAGTCATGAAGTGGTTACAACAAACTGTCAGGATCTTAGGCAAGGAAGATAAGCCGATTACCTGGACGACTCCATCAGGATTTAAAATAAAACAGAACTACATTAACAATAAAACAGTACGAATACAGACACTGCTGGGCGATAAGATTTCCTGGATTAAATGCCGGGAACCACAGTTAGGTGTCGATAAAACACGACAAGCAAACGGAATCAGTCCTAACTTCGTTCACAGTCTCGATGCAAGCGTCGCTCAACAAACAGCGACCAAGGCGAAAGCTGCAGGCATTGAGGCATTGGCGATGGTACACGATTCTTTTGCGACGCACTCAACGCATTGTGATAAGTTGTCACAGTTAACAAGAGAGACTACAGCCGATATATTTTCTACTGATCAACTCGCAAAGTTTCGCGACGAGATCTCAACACAAACAGAGAAGGAGTTACCTGAGCTACCGACATATGGAAAGTTAAATCCAAAGGACGTGTTAGACTCACAATACTTCTTCGCATAAAAGGAGATAACAACAACCATGAATACACTAACCACACCTATAGGTACAGCTCGTTATTGCTGGCTTACTAATCCTTCAAAGGGACAATACGACGGAGAGCACGGTCTTTACCGTTGTGAATTAGTCTTGGAGAAATCAGATTGGGAGGCATTAAAAACTCAGCTCAAGCCTATCTATGACACAGCTTACGATGCAGAATGCAAGAAGCAGGGTAAGGAACTAAAGAAAGCAGAAACGCCTTTTAAGATCGACGCTGAAGGCAATCACTACATCAAGACGAAATTGAAAGCAGGAGGTATTGATCGTAATAATAAACCTTACACGCTATCAGTCGCTCGTCACGATTCACAAGGTAACCCAATCACTGATGACACTATTGTCGGAGGAGGCAGCCGGATCAAACTAGGAATTAAAGTACGTCCTTGGTTTGTCGGACAACACGGATTTGGAATCACACTTGAACCACACGCTGTACAGATTATTGAATTAGCAGAGGTTTCAGGCGGTGGTAAATTCGACTTCACATCAGAAGAGAACGGTTACACACATGGCGGAGAGAGTTACGAGTTCTCCGAAGAAAAACCTAATGCCGAAACGAAAGAGGAGAACAAACCGCTCGCGGCGGACTTCTAATTTTCGTTCTGGATTTGAAGCGAAGACCGCTGACTATTTGAGGCGGTTGGGCATCGAGTTCGAATACGAAAGTTTGAAGATCAATTATATGCGAGAAGCTACATACACGCCTGACTTTATATTACCTAATGGAATCATCGTTGAGACTAAAGGGCTATGGAAAAGTGAGGATAGAACGAAGCACTTGCTGATCAAAGAACAACATCCCGAACTCGATGTCCGTCTTTGCTTTCAAAATGCATCAAATAAAATACGAAAAAACAGTAAGACTACATATGCTATGTGGTGCGAAAAGAAAGGAATAAAATACTGTGATAAAACCATACCAAAATCATGGCTGAATACAAAGAAATGCACACGCCGTGTCCAACTTGCGGGTCAAGTGATGCCCGATCAGTCTATCTAGATGGACACACTCATTGTTTTAGCTGTGGCGAAACAGTTCAACCCAATAAACGAATGGAACCACAACAAGAAACCCAACAATCAACATTTATACACAATGGAGAATATACTAATCTTAACCGGAGAAATTTAACGGAAGCTACCTGTCGCAAATGGGGATACCAAACAGCGATAGTAAACGGAGAGCAAGCACAGGTAGCAAACTATCGTAGTCGTGACGGTAAACTCGTCGGTCAGAAAATCAGATTCGCAGATAAGTCATTCAAGATACGAGGCGAGTTAGTCGGTTTATATGGTCAGCATTTATGGCGTGACGGTGGAAGAAAGGTCGTAGTGACTGAAGGTGAGATCGATGCTTTATCTGTAAGTCAGGCATTCGGACACAAGTGGCCTGTCGTTTCCATTCCGCATGGAGCACAGTCAGGAAA